ATAGCAGACCGACTCGTCTAAAAACCAATACACATGCACGCCGCGACCCGAGTTAATCATCGTCGGATTCGGCAAAGAATTCGTAGTGCAGAACTTACGCAGTTCTTTTATCGCTTCTTCTTGCGAAGCAAATTCTTTTGTAGGGCCACAATCAAGATCGAGAAAGAACGACTTGAGGTGCTTTACGTTGTCAACCTTACGTGAGTTAACTTCTTTAAACGTAGCCAACCCGTAGTAAACATCATATCCCTGTTGGTCGAAGTGACGTGCGGCATCAACAACTTCATCAATAGAATCGTAGAACTTTTGAGTTTTTCTTTCGTCCGCCGATTTCGCCGCAAATACGCAGTAATGTCCCTCGCTACTCAACACCTTTTCTAAAAATGTTTTTGTTTCCATGTATCCACCCGTTGCGTGAGGCGCTACGGCAGAGACGTTTGTCCCCCGCCCTGCCGTAGCGCGGTTCAATTATCTTTGTGACGAGTAAGTTAGTCGTCCCAGTTGTCGATAATAGAACTGAGGTCTTCACTTTCTGCGGGTGCTGGAGCAGATTTCTTAACAACTTTAGTTGGCTCCTCGATAGCAGGTTCTTCGGCTGGAGCATCGAACCCATCAAGGTCTTCTGCCACTGGCGCTGGCTTGCTGACTGCAAACGGATTTGACTCATTAACATCGAACCCATCGACAGCACTAAACGGAGAAACACTCTGACGTTCCGCGAGCTTTACTACCTGAGCACCTCGCAGTCTTAAAGATACTCCCGCACCCATCGATGCGCTATAGGGAACACCAACAACAGCGATATTTACTACGCTATCACTTGTTAGCTGGAAGTCGTCGGGTAGCTTCTGCGTCTTAGCGTCGTACTGCGCTGGCTTAGTTGTCTTCTCGCCGTTGTACGCACCTTTGAGATTGGCTTTGTACTGAAACATACCGTCATCTGTTTTCTTGAACGGGTTCTTTATGTCAGGCCAATTAGACTTCTTGCGCTCGTTGTAGAGTGCTTTCATGTAGGAGTACAGCGAACGTGCTGTGTCCTCATCGACCTTGAACTGCAAGGTGTACTCCGCACCATCATCGAGCGCGTCACAAGGAACGTACCGGTTTTCGGCTGTATCAAACCGATACGTGCGGTCTATCTTAGGGTAAATAGCAATTGCATTGCTGATAACGTGTTGCTCAGTTGACATGGTTAGTCTCCTTAAGTTGCATTTACAGAGGGGTAAACAAAGCCGTCTACTTCTGCAAAGAGTTGCCCTTTTTGGGGCGGGTTAAATGAAATCGCTTCGTTGGCTTCATCGGCAGTAGCTAATGAAACTACGAGGTCAAGCTCCTCTTCTTCGAGGGGGCGGTGTGCTTGGAAAAACAGCTTTGGTACAGGGCTATCACGATCAAAAGCACAACGTGTTACCACAGAAATAACCGGCGTGTTATGCGTAGCTAGGCGCTGTGCATAGGCTTGCATCGGCATCTTACCGTCTACTGCCCGACCAAAAATTGAAGTAGCTGGGAGCTGTAGTTGGTAAACCTTATCAAGCTGTTCGTCTAAGACGACCGCTAAACGCTGTGCGAACCGACACGCACGTCCACCACCTTGGCCTGATCCTCTTATATTTTGAGGGCAGTCCATACACCGTGATGCTTGGCGATCTTCCATAGGAACATCAGGTGATGGTTGGGTTGTGTCTGCTGACCAGCATGTAGGCGGTGTTGGATTGTTCGCATCAAACGCATTGGCGTAATAAGATCGGGAGATCTTAGCGGCGTTTAAGATAACAAACTTAATGTTATCGCTGTCCGCTACAGTCACCGGCTTACCACTTTCGATAATACGAAACGTTCCACCACTTAGACTAATCCGGTTCATCAGACGTCATCATCAAGAGGAGCAGTAAACATGTCAGCCCAATGCTCATCAGAACCACCAGACTCTGCTTGGGCTTCGGAACCATTCACTACTACTTCAACCGGCTCAGGCTTACCATCGGTTTTATTTGCTAGGGCCGTAGACACGTCCGCAACAGAAAAACGATAGGTATTCCCTACCTTGATGTAGGTGGTCTTGGGTATATGTCCTTGACGCACCCATGCCCTGATTGTCGAAACAGACACAGAGAAGTGCTTGGACAGGTCTTCAATTGGTACAAATGGACCGTTCATTATTTCTTCCTTACTGAGATTGTGTACTCGGAATCCACATTGAGACCTTTCGGCACAATGTCGGGGTTCTCTTCAAGAAAGGTCTTCACGTTGGTTTGGTTTAGGCGCTTCTCCATAAACTCAGGAACTTCATGCTCAAGCACAAACTTGTGCATCTGCTCCCAGTCGCTGGTCCAATACCTAGTCCTTACCGAACGGTAGAACAACCCTTCAGAAGTTTTGACGCTTTCGAGGCCGTTGTCTTTGCAGTAGTCGAGTAGAGCGGCCTTTACCTTATCCATTTGCTGGTTAAGGTTGGCCTCTTTCTCTTTGTACTCCGCAGATAACTTAGCTTTCTCGTCACGGATTTTTATATAAACACGCGTTAGCTTTTCTGCTAACCCTGCTACTTCGCTCATTTGAGTCTCCTACGCACACGACACAAGTGTCGGGGTTTTCACTCTACTTACACGTTATGGGCTAGTCAAGCAATTCTTTGTATAAATCGATCATTTTTGTGTGTACGTCAATTCTACTATCTAGTAATGAGTAAACACGCTTTTCAACAGGAGATCCTTGTAGTTGTACAACTGTACACTTGTGGTCCTGTCCTGATCGGTGCACGCGAGCGTTTGCCTGTGCGTAGGTTTCTAAGGAGCTGGTTGGTCCCCACCACACCACAGTGTTAGCGGCTGTTAACGTGACACCGTGAGCCGCCGCTTGGGGTTGAATCACAAGCACGTGGGGGGTGTCGCTTTCTTGGAATCGTTTGAAGATATCCGTACGTTTGTGTGCCGGAACGTCCCCACGTATTACCTCTGTGGTTATGCCGTCGGCTCGTAGTTTGTCAGTCAAGATATCGATAGTGTGTTTGAACGGTACAAACACTAAGACCTTCTTACTACTCTCGTCGATAACCTCTCGAAGCACTTTGTATCGGTGCTTGATATCAAACTCCAGCGCACCTCCATCGTCGGTGTAGACTGCACCAGAAGATATTTGTAGGAGTTTGCTCATGTTGATTGCGGCGTTAGCGGCGGTAATCTCTTCACCAGCGGCCTGTATTACAAGCCTCTGCTTGAGGTCTTTGTAGTATTTAGCTTGTTGTCTTGTCAGCTCAACCTCACGTTTGGTGTACACCATCTCCGGCAGGTCAAGACATTCTTCTTTGGTAAACCGAATCGCTGGCTGTAGTGCTTCGTACACTATCTGCGTGGCGTTCTCTTTCGGCGTCCATTTAAACTGCGTGACCTTGTGCATCACCATGTCTCGGAATGCACTAAAGAATCGTGGTACACCAGCAGGGCTAACAAGTTTGGCTAGGCCATACGCATCAAGGGGGGACTGCGCGGCAGGAGTACCCGTCATCAACCATAACCACGTCTTATCGTCTAACAATTTGAACAGCGTTTTCCAACGCTTGGTCTGCGGATTCTTGTAGTGAGTCGCTTCGTCAATGATGATGCAGTCGAATCCGCCGTTACGTATTTCGTCGAGGACAATCTCAACACCGTCATAATTTATTACGACGTACTCAGAACCTTCATTGATTATCTTCTTGCGCTTCTCTTTACTGCCGTAGGCAACCGACACCGTGCGGTGCATCGCAAAACTAAACAAGTCATTACGCCATGCACTATCCATGATAGATAGCGGGCATATTATAAGCACCCGTCGTATTTGCTTTTGCGTCATTAAGAAATCAGACGCCCAGATTGCTGATGCTGTCTTGCCCGTACCTTGTTCGTTGAAGCAGAATGAACGGCGGTTCATAGTAAGGAAGGCCGCTGTTGTCTTCTGGTGTTCGTAAGGTTTGTATTGTCCGGGCCAGTTGTAACGTCCTTGAATAGGTGATGGGACGTTAATGTTTAAATTCTTGAGGCTGTGAGCTTCGTCTACACCCCAGTTAACAACAACCTTGTTATCCGAAAGTTCCCGACTTTTTTGGACTGTCGTTGTCACTTTGTTTGGGTTTCGTAGGCGCAACAAAAGCGCCTTGTTGTCTAATATTTGCACGTTGTTCTCCATCGGCGCGCCGTTCAGTCGGCGTTATATTACGGCTCTTTATTTGTTCTAATTGCCGGTCAACTGATTTGACGAGCTTCGGTAAGTCTTCAAGTTGAAACTCGTCTAAGTAATTTGCGAACTCTACTCCAAGTGCGGATTCCACTTCGTGCATGTAGAAACCACCCATCAACAAACTTCTCGCGCGATCCCATACGACTAAAGGGAAAGCCATTACGCATTTCTCCGTGGGCCACGGCTCAAGCGCCCGCCACCCGCACGGTTGCGACTACTACTTTGTACCTTGACGCCATCTTTGTTAGACCCACCACGTGATAACGGTTTGTTGTGCGCTACATCTTTACCTTCGCGCTTGTCCGCTTTACCGTTCTTGTTAGCATCTTTACCCGTCTTGTCCATTTTCCGACGTGCACGTTGACGCTCCATACGGTTAGGGTGTTCCTCTCGTGCTTTCTGTAGTTGGTACTCTCTTTTGTAGTCGCGCTTCTTTTTCTCAGTCATCTGTTGCTCCCGTTGTGTACGCACACTGTGACAGGACAGTGCCGTTTACATAATCCACTTGGCCTAGGATTCCATACGTTACGTTTCTCGGCGTAACTATCTTTTACTAAGTTATTACTTACGACAAACAACAACCCAGCGCGTACGTACTTAATCTTTGGGTAATGCGCGAACACTAACAAAGCCATCAACTCAAGCTGACCCTTGTCTGCGTACTTCGCATTCTTACCTGTCTTGTAGTCAATTACCCACGCTAGTTCATCTTCTTCGTTGATAATTAGTAAGTCGGCAATGCCTCGATACCACACTTCTTTATCGTAGAAACTGCACGGGGATAAGTTCTCAGTTACCCCCAGTTTTTCTTCGCAGAGCTTCTCACCTTTCTTAGCCTTGAGTGACTCCAGCATATCAACCGCGTAGTCAAACATCTTAGGGAGTGGTGTACCATCCCTGACGTATTCTTCAGCGGCTATATGGAACGCGTTGCCGTACCGAATCGCATCGGTCTCGACGAACGGATATTCTCTGAGGATCTTCTCGTGATAGAACTGCTTAGGGCATTGTTCAAATGCCTTTGCTTTACTGAAAGACCACGGCGCTATACTCACTCACAATCCCCATACGACTTGGCAGTACCACTCTCACAGTCAATGGGTAGACCTGCCGCCCAGACCGGAACCTGACGCATACAATTTTCTATATACGCTTGTGCTTGATCTATCTCGTCAT